GAAGAATACAAAGGCACGTTAAGTGAGGAGGCGAAGCGGTGGCCGAAGATTCAATACGTTGGCAAAGACGGTCAGCAAATGATCGACTACCCAAAGCTGCCTCTCGTACTCGAAGGGCTTTATGTTTATTGCCATAAGAACTACGGGGCTGTTCATCAGTACTTCGACAATAAGGAGGATTACTTTAATGACTTCGTGGTTACCTGTCGCGCAATACGAGAAGAAATAAAGCACGATCAGGTTACAGGCGGACTTCTTAACTTTTATAATTCGTCTATCACTCAGCGGCTTAATAGCTTAGTTGACAAGCAGCAGACAGAAATTAAAGGAGGGTTGAATATTCCTAACCTACCCGACATTGGAGACCGTAAATAAATACAAGTACTCAAAGGCCTATTATAAAATCCTTGATCTAATCGTTTCGAATCCTAAAGAAACGGTATTCGTTATTTGTGGCGGTCAAGGGGCTGGAAAGACGATCAGTATAATTGAACTGATAATTCAATCACTCATCAGCAGCGAGAAGGAAGCCACGGTATTAAGCGGTGAACTATCTAAGATGAAAAAGACGGTGGTTCGTGATTACAAGAAGATCGCTAAGGACTGGAACATAATCAAAGAGGAGACGGACTTTAACCGTTCCGAAAGTAAGCAGGAGTATTCCAACGGTTCTTATATCGATTTCTTAGGTGCTGATGTTAATGACGTTGGTAAAGGTTTTAGACGTGATCTGTTGTATATCAATGAAGCGGATAAGCTAGAGGTTGACACAGCGGTGCAATTCATTTCAAGGGCTGGGCTAACTATTATTGACTATAATCCAGACCGCAGATTTTGGGGCAATGACTATGTTAATGCGAATAACTTTATAGTTCTAACATTTGAAGATAACGAATACCTTCCTATCAGCGAGCGGAACTCAATACTTGACTACAAAGTAAAAGGGTTCTTTAATCCTGAGTTACCGTTCACTGAACTGTTCCAAGACGAAAACATTAAGAACAAGTATTGGGCGAATAAGTGGAGGGTCTACGGTCTTGGTTTGGTAGGGTCATTGGATGGTATCATCTTTGAGAACTACGCAGAAATGCACGCCATCCCAGCAGATGCAACGCTGGAAGGTTACGGGCTTGACTTTGGATTTGCCAACGATCCCGCCTCAATGGTTGCGGTGTACAAATGGAACGGGACCGTAATAGTCAAGCAGCTAATATACAAAACGGGTCTAGTAAATGCCGCGCTCATCGACATCATGAACAGCATAGGGGTTGATAAGCAAAAGTGGATCATCGCAGATTCAGCCGACCCTAAATCCATTGAGGACATAAGTCGTGCGGGATTCACTATCAAAAAATGCTACAAAGGAAACGACCATAAAAACTACGCTATCCAATCGCTTCAAACTTTCGACACGTGGTATGTTACATCTGATTCAAAAGATATGATCCATGAACTAGGTGATTACCTTTGGGCTAAGGATCGAAGCGGTGAGAAGACGAACAAACCAGAAGACGGGAATGATCACGCTATGGATGCTTTGATCTATTTCGTGAATGAACTATTTAACTTAAGAGGAGAAACAAAAAATTCAGCACATGGTAAACCTAAAGTTGCAAGGAGAATTACGTCAAATAGCAAGCACATGGGCAGACGTGTCGGTCGCTAAGATGCACACGTCACCCAATACACCGCGCGAAGTCATACGGCATTTCAGCAACATCACCGAGGACGAATGCAAGGCTTTGACTAGTGATCAGGTTCTCGCGCTCATGGCTATCCTCGAGTTCCTAGAAGACGAACCAGCGAACATTAAGATAAAAGAAGTTGTCGATGTTGCTGGCGGTTCTTGGGGCAAATGTGAACGGACTAAGATCGCTATCACACAGCGCAACCCATGGTCTATGTCTGTCGAAGTTTGCGTTATCTATTTCGGTAACAACGCGTTGAAGTGGTCGGTCGGTCAAATTTATGGCCAAAGTAAACAAATCATAAATTCGTTATCCGTATTTTTGGAGCGATACAAGGACCTAAACGATAGCAAGGGATATACAGAGAATGAAATTAATGCAGGCGTTAAGGACTTAGAAACATTCGGAGTCGGTGCTGTTCGTTATTCTTTGGCCAACGGTGACCTGACTAAGTACAAGGCTATTGAGGAGACGGATGCGGAGACGGTTTACTTTACTTTGATGTATTCGAAAGCTGTAGCGATGTACCAAGAACGATTGAACGAGGAAAACAAAATGAGTAACACGTATGAGCATTCATAGCACGATAGTAACATTGATCAGGACCAAGGCCGCAGCGGTTAACCCTACGGGCGAATTCATCTACGGGGATGACGTATTCCAAACGATCAACTACGTAGAGCAAGCCGAATCAGGGGCAACGGCAAAAGCATTGATTAGCCTGTTACCGTTCACTTACACATTGTTAACCAATCAGTCTGGCAGCTTTAACGCTGCATCTTTAAACATGATCTTTACTAGGTCAGCAGACGCAACCGATACCGCACTTAGGCACGAGGCGATAGTTAATGAAATGAGTACTTTGGCTGAGTCGTTTGTCACTGAACTAAACAACCAAACGGGCGCAATCACTTACGACATTGGCAACGTCTCTTTAGAGGGCGTTAAGCAGATTTACATGGGAACGGTTAGCGGTTGTATTGCTTCGTTCACGATCAACATTATAAAAGCCTGTTAATGTTTAGTACTGAGGTCATAGTTAAGGCGTTCGCGGAGGGTGTGATCAAAGGCATCCAAGACAACATTCGCAATAAACAGGTAACCAGCTTCGGGGCTATGAATGCTAGCGGTAAGATGGCCGATTCTTTGGGCTACTCGTTTGACGGGAAGACCTTGCGCATCTTCTCAAGCGAAAAGTTCTTCACTGTTTTGGAGACGGGGCGTAAGCCTGGCAAAGCACCACCGATTAGCGTAGTTGAGAAATGGTTGGACGATAAGCCTGTCGCATTGCAAGGCATTACCAAACGATCACTAGCGTATCTGATAGCGCGAAAGATAGGGAAGCAAGGAACAAAGCTATTTCAACAGGGAGGCAAGTCAGGCGTTATAAGCGACTACACCAACGCTGCATACATCAAAGAGAACCTAACCGACAAGCTATTTCAGGCTGTGGTGCAATCGGTTACAAATGAATTTTTAAAGGTAGCGTAACCTTTGGCGGTGGATAACGTAATTATAGGCATGGAAGAAATTAAAGCAAAAAGTTACACACTAACAACGGCCAACGGTGATTGGCTAGGTCAGGTAGTATTAACAACCGACGGGATGTTTTCAGGGGTTACCGATTACGGCAATATGTCTTATGCGTGGCGTCATTTTGGAACGGACTTTAGGGAGTTTATTCTTAAATTAGAAGTGGACTACTTTGGATCAAAACTATCTACTGGCATGGCTTATATTGCTTACTCACGCAAAGTTACAAAGGCATGTGAAAGGTTTGCGGAAGAAATCCTTCCAGCATTGCAAGAGGCCTTAAGACAAGAGATTAAAAACGAAGCATAGATATGGAAGCATTTAAATTTATAGCGTGTTGCATTTGGTTGGTATCAATGGTATTAGCTGCCGTTTGGTTTGGTTTGGCTTTGGTGATTGTTTTGTTGTTGATGACATTTGCAAACAGTATGCTGAGACACGCCAAAGAAGAGGAGCAAAAACTAAAAGAGAAGCCATGAACGCAAAAGACAACGCAAACGAATCAAAGCCTTTAAATATTGGTTATGTTACACCTGCCATCTTATGGGAGATAGCAGAGAAGATAGTTGAAAAACAAAAAGAATGTTATCTGCAAGACCCGAAAAAGTTTGATCAGGTTCTTTGGCACATGATGAGCGAAGAATGGTTTGATTACCTTGAGGAAAAACTAGCAAGCAAAAAAGTAAAAACAAAGGTAGACTTCCAAAAGAGAATGGAACAGGTAATTAAAGATTTATAGGGATGAAGCAAGATAAGAACTGTTTACGATTAAAGTCTGGCAAAGAAATTTATGCTTACAATGGAGTTATAGGCTTAGATAAAAAACTAAACATCTTTGAAGGGTATGATGGATGTATAGACATTGCACCTGAGTATGGTGAAAGATGGCCTGACGGCATTGATAATGTGAAGACAGAGGAGATAAAAGAGATATGTGAGATCATGATTAAACGGTGGTCTAAGCTATTGAAAAAGGTTGACGCTCGGATCGAAAAAGAGAACATAAAACAAAAGTAGACATGGCAGCACTTAATGTAACCAATGACGCGAACGCGATCACAAGCGTATTCCTCCCAATAACAGTTAGCTATGCATGGGCGTTGCCTTTGTGTACGGTGATAGACAGCAACGGGAACGCAGCGATAGACATTAGCATAAACTTCGCAAACGAGACGGAGGTAGGTAGATTTATGCAAATACTTAACGGGTCTTATCGTGGGTCATACAAAGTATTGCAACTGATTTCAGGTTCGTCCTTGGTCGTAGTTTTAGACACACCATTCACAGGAGTAGACAATTTATCGAACCGTTTCAACCCAGACAAGAAGCAAGCCTTTGAACTGTTCGCTGGATATAAGACTGGTACAGGATCAAGTGTAAAGCCTTACAAGAAGATAGCTGATATATCGGTGTCAATAAATCCAACTAGCCTTTTATTTGACGTGGATGTTGCAAGGTACTTAAGAAGCTACTTTGAAATCAATGACCCAATAGTCGGTAAGGACTACGGCATATCAACCCAATGG